CATGCAGGGCGCTATCGAAAAAGATTTTTTGAATCTTTTAAGTGCTCATTGCACTACCGAAAAAGGTGTGAGAAAATACACCTTGTTTTTAAGGGCGATTGGCGCAGCGGGAGCGCAGCTGCCTTACAAGCAGAAGGTCACAAGTTCGAATCTTGTATCGCCCACCATTTATTTTCGTGCATTGTATAATGCACGTTTTTTGTTTTGGGCGCTTAGCTCAGCGGGAGAGCATCACCTTCACACGGTGGGGGTCGCTGGTTCGAACCCAGTAGCGCCCACCATTGAATTGCCTGGTCAGAAGCTTGTGTGCTTCTGGCTTTTTTGTTTTGCGGACTTTTTTATTATCGTGATTCCTGAATTATTCCTGAATTTGGTTTTGAATAACAAAGGGAGCCAATTTAGACTCCCTTAATTGAAACAGCTTTACGTTAGCATTGTTGATTATGGTGCTAACGAAAGAATTTCTCCGAATCCTTTACTTAGGCCGCTCTCAGATACTGCGTGCTTACCCAGCCAGATGGGATTTTGGCCCACCCATTCTGAATCTGATAAACGGTTACCCTGGTTCCGTTTTTCAAGCATCCGTTTGAATAAGCGTGCGCCTTAGCGTTAGCAGTCAATTGACCATAACTCTTTTTCGCGTAGCCAATTCCAGGACCAGTGCGCACGTTAAGCGCGGATGCAGTTACTGCATAAGTATTGCCAGAGCTCACGCTAGAGCCACCAGATGCACGGCTCAGATAAGCAGTACTTACCCAGCCAGATGGGATGCGTGCCCAACCATTCTTACACTCGTAAACCGTTACTCGCGTGCCTTGCTTAAGGCAGCCGTTGCTAAAGGCATGAGCCTTAGCGTTTGCAGTTAGCTGGCTATAGCTCTTTTTGCTGTAATTAACTCCTGGACCAGTACGTACGTTGAGTGCAGATGCAGTTACGGTATAAGTGCCAGGAGATACATACGATCCGCCGCCGCTACCGCTAACAGTAGTACCGCCGCCTTGATTAACGCTGCCGCCATTGCCTACTTCGCCGGTCTGCATGTATGCGGCAACTGCTGCTTCAAACTGAGACCAAGACTTGCCGTACTGGTTGAAGTAGCTGATCGGATCGGTATGGTCAGAGCCACCCCAGCGAAGCGCAGCCTCGTTATGCGAGATCAAGCGATCGACACCCCAGCCTTTATTATGCAGATAATCACCAGCCCACTTCACCGCTTCGTTCCACTGCTTGTCGAAATCGGGCTGGTTAGTCGCATGGCAAAGCTCGATACCTACGGTATAGGCATTGCCGTTGCCGACATGCCATGCTTTTCGGTTGTCGTTCATCGTGTGAAACACTGAAGAACCGTCAACGTCCATGACGTAATGCACAGCGTAGGCTGGGTTGTTAGACCAGTAAGTCACATGGTTGTCGTCGCTTGCCCCAGGATTTGCGGTCTCGTGAATCACGAGATAGGAGGCGTTAAGCGAACCATGGCCATTGGCTACGATACGCTCGTATTGCGTGTACGCAAAGGCAGAACCAGGCAATGCAATCATCATGGCCATAACAAGCGCCATCATGACAGCCATTAGCTTAATGGCCTTCTTCTGCTCATACTGAAGCTTTTCCTTATTCTCCATCGTTATTCGCACCTCCCTTCAGGGCAGATGCACCGATGATCGCGCCGATAAAGGTGCCTGCAGCAGTGATGCAGGTAGCGATTTCAGCCGTGCATGGAATACCTACCGAGTTACCAACAGCCAGCATTAAAGTTGCCGCTGCTGGGCAAACAATGAGGCCAACCCATTTCAGCACGTCATATGCTTTGTCAGGAATTAGCCATTTAGGCGGCTTATAATCTTCGTTCATCAATCCTCCTTTACGTGTTGCTCCATGATTTCTTGATAAAGCTGAGTACCAGTGCCATTTCCCCCTAGGGAGTGGTACGCGTTGTAGACACTTGTGGCTTGCTCTTTGATTTGTACAGGACAAGGGCCTCCCGAGGCCACGTATTCCGCGTGGTAGCTAATGAGCTGCTGGCGAAGCAATGCGCGCATGCCTTGCTCCATAGCCTTGTCGTGATCGCGATCACGTTTCCGCGCTGCTTGGTTGGTTGCCACAAGGTAGCCAACTGCAGCAGAAAACAGAGGAGCGAATATCCATCCAGCAAGAGTCCATACTGGGATTTCTGGCATATTCACCTCCTTTCGGGAGGGGGCGGCTTGGCATTAAAAAAATCTCAAGCCGCAGTCCTGCCAGGACGAGTAAGGCCTGAGATTTTGCAATTTGAAAATATGGAATGTGTCACTAAAAGAAATCCCAAGCTAAATACCCGAGAAAACAGGTAATAAAGGCTTGGGATTTATAGACATATTTGGACATATAAAGGCGTGTCCAAATGAAAGGGATAACTATGAACATCAACGAAATATCAGTCGCGTACCTCGAAGAAAAAGAACAACGTCGCCGTGCATCCACGGTGGATGGATATAGGTCGTCAATCAATCTCTACATACTCCCCGAGTTTGGAGACAGCGAAATTGAGACTATCGAACCCGAAGCAATCCAATCATGGGTAGATAGCTTTGGAAAACCAGGTGCAGCCGAAAAAGCGTTTAAGTGTTTACGTCAACTGTTTAATTGGGCAATCAGAAAGTATCGTTTGCGAATCTGGAATCCAACCCAAGGAATTGAGTTACCTGCAAAGCCAATTTATCGACCAAAAACAATAACGGCAAACGAAACCGCAAAGCGTCTCCGTGGATTTTATGGACACAAAGATGAGCCGACCGTAATAGTAAGCACTACTCTAGCTTTGCGTCCTGGTGAGAGCTATGGCATACGTTGGGATGATATTAACTGGCGAAATGGTGCGGTATCTGTAAGCCGTAGCCGCCAATATGTGCGCGGCGAAGTCGTGATATTGCCAACTAAAACGCGAAAATCAAACCGCGTGCTTTATCTGCCAAAGTTCGCTAAAGACAGGTTGCATACGATTTGGATAACCCTCGGAAAGCCTAAAGGATACTTAAACCCCGATAATCCGCAAAATATAGCACGGCGCATTAAGGCATTTTGTAAGCATAATAAGCTACCTGATGTATCCATGACTAACATGCGCCACTCTTGGGCAACAATTGCCGTGGAAGCTGGTATAGCTATAGAAACAGTAGCAATGTTCCTAGGACACAGCAATATCATGACCGCATACAATCACTATATCGTGCCGCGTAAGTCCATCATTAAGCATGCACAATCTATATGGCAAGATTACCTGTTTGACCATGCTCCTAAGATCACTCACGCATCACTTACAACGTCACTGACAATTGCGAGTGAGTGTAAGTGAGAGAGTAAGTGACAGAATTCTATATCCCCAACAGGGTCTGACAACAGTTGGACAGTAAGTGATGCGATGGGCGAAGCTTGGGGAGCGTTTGGGGTTGGCGGAATTTCCCCAGGGGAAAACAAAGTAGATATTCCCTTACCGTTTTCGGCTCCTGCGGCACGCGCGTTAACAATAATTACCAGCTTGCAAGCCAACGAAGTCGAAAGTGTATCCTATTTTACCGATGTCAAGACAATGGGGATTGCTCTAAACGAAAACACAATCAGCCTTATTGCTTACAACAATGGTACGCACGGCGTTAGCGCCCAAATAGCCTGTCATGTGATCCTGAGAGAAACTTACTAGCATTCTATATCCCCTGACTCGCATCTAACTTCGTGGGGAAGTTCTGAAGTATTGTTTGAAAAGTCTGGCGGCATTGTTGTTTGCTCTGGTCAGGTAGAGACTACTATTTCTGCGTGGACTAATAAACTTATTTGCAATATTCCAGAAGGGTTCAGGCCAGCACGAGATAGAGTTCGCGGAACATTCGCAAACAATACCGCTAACGGTGTGATGAATGCATACGGATCAGACGGCGAGTATCCAAATCAGCTTTATGCAATGCCATTCGGGCAAGCTGTAACAGCTAATTCAATTGTCTTTAATATGAGCTGGGTCACTGCGATGTAGCATTCTATATCCCCGAGCAAAGCAACAATTACGGAGTTAGGCAACAATGCCAGAATGCTTAACTATGGCAATTTTCATATAGTCCAACTGTACGGATATTCTGTGCCGTCGGGAAACCATGTTATTGGCAATTTGCCAGAAGGATTAAAACTAATCAAAAACATGAGCTTTGATGGCGCTCTGTCCTCTGATACAAAAGATCACACGGGAAATATATGGATCAATTCAAGCGGAACGATCTATTGTCATAAGAACACTACCGAATCCGACACATTCAGTGGTCAAATGTGCTTCTTTACAGAGTGATGGTTTTCTATATCCCACCAAACATACGTTATCGATAAAACAAGTATCGAGGCAAATGGTGCTTACAACCTAACAAACAGAGAGTGGCCTGTTCCATTTGTAGATCTTTGGGGTGTTTGGGCACAAGTAACAAACGCGCGCGTCCAGGTGGAAATAAGAAACGCTACAAACACAGGGTTCGATGTTGGCATCAGAAATGTAACAAATGCTAATGCTTCTTTTGACAACGAAAAAATATCCATTCATGGATTGGGGCTTATCTAGTTTTCTATATCCCAAGATATTGGAGTTTGGCACGTGAGAAAATATCCAGACGGCTACGCTGAAGCCTACACTGGCATAGATACAACAGGATATTTTGACGATTGGTCGTTTAGGCAATCTTGGGGAAGCATGTATCTTGGCGGCCCTGGTGGCTCTTATAAATCTACTCAAGCTATTGAGTTGCCTTTCGAATTTATCGAGGCTTACGACATCGGAATTGTTGTTATGTGCGGTAATGGATCGACATCGTGTGTTGCTATACCGACTGGCGACTATACAGAAACGCTGGACAGCATGACGATGTTTCCAGAATTCTTCTTGGCTAGGCCAGCTCAAGAATCAACAACAACCAACTTGAGGGTGCGTCGATATATTCGAGGACGATGGAAATAATCAAGCCTTGGTGTACTCAATAATTACGGTAGCGCCTGTGTAGTTGGTCTGCGAGCCTCCAATGATGATTGCATCATCAGGAGTGATATACGCATAACCGTTTAAGGACGCATTTATCTGACTGTCGCTATTGTATCCAACACGCGCAAGAGGTAAGTAACTATTAGTGGAATTGCGGGCAATAGCATTAAAGGACACTATCGTGTCGTAGCTAATGCCGTGTGCTTTGGTGTATCGATTATTGCCAGACATCGCACCAAACTCGATTACCTTGCGATAAATAGGCTTTCCATCGATCCATTTTTTGCCCGTATCTGTTTCTGCTGTCGAGTATTGGGATATAGAAAACTAGATAAGCCCCAATCCATGAATGGATATTTTTTCGTTGTCAAAAGAAGCATTAGCATTTGT